TTGTATATCTAAACCAATCTCTACAATCATCTGTTGTTATTTTAAAGTAGTATTGAATAAATGATTCTACTTCTTCTTTCTTTGCTCTTTCAGAACTATATATATTTTCATCTATAGGAGTTCCATCTAAGAATTGTTGTTTATATTCAGGAGTACCTTCCCATGTTTTGAAATTATAAGCTATTCTAGCATCACCTTTTTTTCTACCAAAATATTTAGCTCTTTGTGCTACTGTAATATCATTAGCAACTGGTACATATTTAAATGGCACTAGATCTTCAGGTTCAATTCTTGAAGCATATTTAACTAACTTCTTTTGAGATAAATCTGGACCACTACCATTCTTACCAACAGCAATTAAGAATACGTATTCACCAGGTCTACCACCTTCTCCTGTATATGGTTCATTAACACTATTATCTAATACTAAATCAGTATTATATGTAGGAGTCCAAATCTTAGGTTTTATTACAGGACATATTCTTTGAGCATTATAAGTAGAACCTGCGAGTACAACTTTATTATGTAATGGATCTGAACCAAAAATATCTTTACCAGTTGCATGATCTTTGATAAATATACGATTCTTTCTACTAAACTCATCAATTTGATTTTTGTCTGTTATATTTATCCTATCACTTACTTTTACTATTTCATTTTTAAGTATAATCATTATTTATTCCTCCTCTTTTTCTTTATTTATATGTTTTCCTCTTCTAAATCTATCTTAGTATCATTTATAAATAATCTTTCAGTAATTCCTATATTGGTTCTCTTAGTCAAAGTACCATATATTCTTATTACATCTTTTATACCAACTTCTGATTTTTTATTTAGATAAACATATGTTGATGATATTTTATCTACTATATCTATTAGGTCTGAACAATTTCTAGGTTTATTATTATAACCATGAATATATATTTGTTCTCTAATATCTATACTATCTTTTTTATTTAAATAAATATTCAAAATTATATTATCTAATATTCCAATCATATCACTTTTATGCAATTCATAATTAATTCTAATTCTATCTATGATACCAACAGCGTTATCTAATTTATCATCAAATTTATATATAGTATTAATATTAAGTATTGTACTCTTATATGATTTAAAGAAATTTATAACTTCATACATATACATTTTTATAGATTCTGAAGATACTGTAGGAATTCTATACCATAAGAATTTAAAATCGTCAGAGTCCATATAAGATTCTATTATATATACAATATCATTAATAGTATTACTAATTTTAGAAGTCCTTTCATCTTTATCTTTTATATCTCTTATATCCTGAATAGATTTATATAAAATAGGATTTTTATCTTTTATAAAATCAGTATATCCTGTTGCAGTAGTACCATCCGATTTTTTAAAGAATTCCATATTAACTTCAGTTGTTAATAATGCATCGTATAATGATTTATAAATATCGTATATATCTTTATTATCAGCCGTTCTCATTTCTTTACATATGTGATCATATACTTTAGTATTTTGTGTGAATATATACATCAATTGATTATATGTCAATATAGATGAATCTGGTATTTGAAAATCTGCTACTCCTAATTCTTCTAAAGTATAACCTTTATTAGCTACATAGTTTCCCAATAATTCTAAATTAGCTTTAAAATTAAAACCATTTATAGTAAGAACTTCTGTTGGTTTATATAATATATTATCAGTGACTCCTATATACATATAACCTAAAGCAAATAAGTATACTAATATATCGGTAAATTTAAAAGATGTTATTGTACTTATTGTAGGTATTTTTAATAATAATTGATCTTCTATAAATACATCATCAAAAAGCATATTATAAAAATATGTAGTTTGAAATGATAATTGAGTCATTGAATATACACTATCTATTGACATATACTGAGATCTAAGAATGTTAAATTCATAATCGATTATTTTTTTTCTTATATATTCATGGTCTTGATCTCCATCCCAATATTTATCCTGAGAAACAATTTCGTCATAAGAAAATTGATTAATAGGTTGATTTATATAATTATCAGGTATTTTATCAATAGGAACTTTGATAAATTTTAAATCGTAATTCGTAGAGTCATCTTCATTAAAAGTATAATTTCCATCTGAATCTTGTAATCTTTCTTTTAATATATAATATTTAAATACTTCTATATTGTCAAATCCAAATAAAGAACTAATATCAACTATACTCTGATGACTAGCTCTATACTTTTTTAATCTATTTAGATTTCGTACCATTGCTAGTTGATACTTCTTTGGAATATCAGGAAAATAATCTATACCATTAGATTCAAATATCAATTCTATAGTTTTTAAATCAAATATATCTCCTTTTATAAAGAAGTCAGGAATTTTAGCAAATATATCAGATAAAGTAGTTATAATAATAAATATAGATATAAAGGCATCATAATTATCTGATTTATATTTATATGCATCAGAATAAACTCTTTTCATAGTATATTGTCTATTTATTTCATAACTAGATTCAAATCTCTTAGATATTTCTACTGGGATATCTGTAGGTAAATATAACAATTGAAATTCTAAAGCTTTTCTAGCTTTATATATAGAAACCTTATTAGAACCAATATGTTTCAGGTATTTAGAATTAGGGTATTCCAATATTAATATATCAATAATACCTAATACTTGTAAAATATCTTGTTCATCTTTACTCATTTCATGTATTTTATTATTTAGATTTATAGTATATAAAGTAGTATCTATATAACTTTCATTCAATGTTATACCTATATCTCCTATATCTGGAAGACCATTAAGCATTCGATAATAATTATTTAATTCATTATATGATTTTAAATATATATTAGTTCTATTGTTTATTATTGTTTTTTGTATAGTCGATGGTATAGTCAATGGGCTTTCTAAATAACCATCTATATATATTGAATCTAATCCATATGATAATAATTCATCACGACTATATGAAAAATTAGATATGTTGGCTTTGGAATCTAGACATTTTATATATAAATCTGAATTTTTGATTGAGTCTAATGATTCGTATTTATTAGCACTTGTTTGATCTTTTATCTCTATATCTCTACATATAATTTTTGAATAATAAACCAATTCATCTACTAATGGTATTGTATTACTGTTTGTAATTTTCTTTATATCACTCATTATATAATACCTCCTCTATCTTATTTATATGTGAAAAGATAAAAAATAAAGAGAGTATTAAAACTCTCTATTTTATATACCTAAAGCTATTAGTATACCATTTAATCTATGTAATGTAAGTCTTATGTAAAATTTTATCCTTGATTTTATAGGTTCATTCTTTAATACAACTTTTACTAAACTCTTATTTACTGCATGTAATAACCAAAAATTTACATCATAATTATCCATTATTTCTTTCACAGTAGTATTTCTTGTAAAATATCGGTACTCATAAATTCCATTGTCGAATATATAGCTTGAACAATCTACATCTACAATCTTAAGACATCCAGTACATAATGGAGTTTCATTAATTTTAGTAGCATATTTATTAGTATAAAATTTAGTACCTCCACAATTAGGACAAGTTATATAACTTTTTTGCTTTTCTTCTTCATGTCTTTTTTCCTTTTGCTTTTCTTCTTCATGTCTTTTTTCCTTTTGCTTTTCTTCTTCATGTCTTTTTTCCTTTTGCTTTTCTTCTTCATGTCTTTTTTCATTTCTTTTAATATTCATAAAGATATCAAAAGAAGCATTAGTTTCTCTATATTTTATAAATTCATCAACAATATCACTATTTGCTGAATTAAAAGGTGGAGTTTGTGGTGGTCGTTGTGGTTGTACTGGTGGAGGTGAAGTTTGTTGTGTATATGGATTGTAATTTGTATAAGGATTATTTTTTACTGGATTAGAGTATTGTGAAGATTGATTTGGTGGTTCTTCATATTTAAACATAATCTTTTTAATTTTAAATTGAGCTTCTTTTACTTCTTCCAAAGTATTTCCATTAGATATAGTTCTATTTTTTAATGCTTGTATTTTTCTTTTATCACTTTCTGATATTGGTAACATTTTAAACATTCCCCCCATTTAAATTTATTCAATAATATAATATATAACTATAATCTTTTTTGTTAAAATATAGAGATGACCTTAGCCATCTCTATACATATTCATGACAAGAGATTATAATTATGTTTGTCCAATTATTTATTTTTAAATTGTTTATAAATTTGATTGGCATAAGTAGAACAAGCTACAGTTAATATTCCTTGTATAAAAGAATTGATAGATAAGTCTTTCATTAAAAGCATAGACATTATAATTCCTATAGGTAATAATAAAATAGGAATAAATTTATCATCTATCTTTTCAGTAGATTTAAATAATGTACCTATATAATATAATACAGGTATTAGTATAATTGTTTTATCATTTATATAATTCATTAAATCCATAATATTTCTCCTTTCATCTATAGTTATTATACAGTTGAAACATTTTAATGAAAGGATGTGATTGAATTGAATGATTTTAATGCTTTCCCAGAGGTTGATTTTTTCTTGGATATGGAAGGAAACCCCACAATATCTAGCCCTAATAGTTGTTATCAGATAGCTTTCTATCAAACTCAAGAATCTCTTATGGATACGGAGGTCTATAAACAATTTCTTAAAAATTCTATACAAAGATTCAGACACTCAGTAACATACAAACATTACAAAGGATTCTTAATGGAAATGGGTTTGAATAGGTGTCAATTTATGAGTAATATAACAACAGATTTGAATGCTGATTCAAAATCAAAGCGAGATGCTATAACATTAGAGATGCATCATTCTATATTAACTATATATGATATAGGTTATATGATCTGTGAGCATACTCTAAAGACTCAAGGTAAAATCAATTCATTTAAACTATCAGAATTAATTAGACAAGAACATATACTTCATAATGT